TTAGATTTGACTATTCCGTCATTGGAGATGCCGTCAACCTCGGTGCTAGACTCGAGGGACAAACAAGAAATTATGATGGGGTGGATGTGTTGTTATCAGAAGAAACATATCGACAGTGTCCGTCTAGAGCATTCACTGAAGTCGATAGAATTCTCGTCAAAGGGAAAACTGAAAAGGTTACAATTTACACCCCAATCTTGGATTAATCAACCAGTAGACCCATATCTATACTATTCATTTTTGTTTCTACAAGTAGCCGATGTTTGGACAACACAACGAGGAATGGATTATGATTGTATCTTTGAAGAAAATCCTCTTTTACCTGAAGTTCCTCATAGAGATAGACTATTATTACATAAGACTGTATTCTTATCTCCTTTTTATACTTTACAATCAGAAAAACGTCTAACCAACGGTGATATGATTGCTCCTATATTATTGACAGGATATGTCGTTGACAATAATTTAAGAGTAATAGACCGTGCATCAAGACGGTGTAAAAAAAGATAACTTTTTTTTAAAAAACCCCTTGAAAAAATCATAAAAGACCCTATATAATAATAGTAGGAGAGAACTTCAAAAGAGCTCGGGTATGAAACACTATCTTAAAAAGAGCTCGGTTCTCGACTACACCTAATGCTCATAAGAGGTTAGGAATATAAACTTGCTTAATAAAGGAGAAATTATGACTCACTTAGATATATTTGGTCAATTCAGACCACTCACAATTGGATTTGATAGGTATTTCGATGAACTCGAAAGAATAACAAATCACACTCAAACTAACTATCCACCTTACAACATTGTAAAGGAAGATGCAGAAAATTTTTGTATTGAACTTGCAGTTGCAGGATTCGGTAAGAAAGATATTGAAATCACCAAAGAAAAAAATGTCTTATCTATCGAAGGTAAAATTGATGAAGACTCAAAAGATTTTGTCCACAAAGGACTTGCATCGAGAGCATTTAGAAGAAATTTTACCCTTGCAGATGATGTTGAAGTTAGTGGTGCAGACTTGAAGGATGGTATTCTTCTTGTCAAACTGGTAAGAATTATTCCTGAAGAGGATAAACCAGTTTCTATTAAAATTAAATAGAAAACCCTATTGACTAAATGACTCCACTTGTGATATAGTGGAGTCATACATTTTTGTTAGGAGTATATTATGTTCAATCCTCAAATAGGAGACAGACTACCTGAAGTAATTATGCCAACTCGTGTGGCAGGTGAATGGGTTAACTTAAACACTACAGAACAATTTGCAGGAAAGAAAGTTATTATCTTTGCATTGCCTGGGGCATTTACCCCAACTTGTTCTTCATTTCAACTACCAGGCTTTGAATCAAACTTTTCAAAGTTTCAAGAAAAGGGTATTGATGAAATTTACTGTTTATCAGTGAACGATTCGTTTACTATGAATGCATGGTTCGATGGTCAAGGAATCCAAAATGTTCGTCCACTACCTGACGGTAATGGAGAGTTCACAGAACTTATGGGTGCAAGTGTTGAGAAATCAAATCTTGGTTTTGGAATTCGTTCATGGAGATATGCAATCTTTGTTAATGACAATGTGATTGAAAAGGTATTTGTAGAGGAAGGCTTTGGTGATAATATCGAAACTGACCCTTATGATGTTTCGTCACCTGAAAATATCTTAAAAAACCTATAGTATTCGCGTGCTAAATACTGTATAATAAATACTATGTATCAAGTGATTAAAACATATGGTAATGATAGAGGGTTATCCACTGCATTTAGACAGTGGAAAGCAGATAGTCATTGTCGTTTAATTCACGGATATAGTCTAGGATTCAAAATAACGTTTCAAGCTGAAACACTTGATGAAAGAAACTGGGTCATTGATTTTGGTGACCTAAGTTCTCTCAAAAAGTTTCTTGAAGATACTTTTGACCACACGACTGTAGTCGCAGAAGATGACCCACAATTAGAGAAGTTCAAATCTCTAGATGAATGTGGAATTATAAATCTTGTTACACTTCCAAATACTGGTTGTGAAATGTATGCAAAACATGTCTACGAATTTTGTGTCAAAGAGTATGAGAACTCTAGAGTCAAAATTAAAAGTGTAGAATGTTTTGAACATGGAGCAAACAGTGCTGTATTCGGAAATTTTTAGAAGTATACAGGGTGAAGGACACTATACAGGTGTTCCTACGGTATGGTTAAGATTCTTTGGGTGCAATCTAGAGTGTAATGGATTTGGTCAGAAAAATCCTAAAGACCCATCTACATATGAACTTCCCTTTCAAACAATAGACCTCGTAGACATTACAAAAGTTGAAGATTTACCAGTCTTTAAATATGGTTGTGATTCTTCTTATTCATGGTCAAAAAAATTCAAACACTTACAAAAAAATAAAACACCAATAGAAGTTGCAGAGGAACTTCAATCTTTAATTACATCTGACCAATATCATATTGCATTTACTGGTGGAGAACCACTACTACCAGCTGCACAAAAAAACATCGTTAAGATAATGGAATCGATGAACCATTATAACATTACTATTGAGACTAACGGAACACAAATATTAAAACAAGAATTTCAAGATTACTTTTCTTCATATGATAAAGAGTTATTCTTTTCAGTTAGTCCAAAAATCTTTGGAACTAGTGGAGAACAGAACGCAATAAAACCTGATGTTGTTGCAACATATCATAATCTATCAGAACAGGGTCAATTAAAATTTGTTTGTAATGGTAGTGATGATTCTTGGAACGAGATTGAAAATGCAATTACAGACTTTAGAAGTGTTGGGGTTAATTATCCCATATGGATTATGCCTGTAGGTGCATTAGAAGAAACTCAAAAAGATAATGCAGCTTCAATTGCAGAACAAACAATGGATAGAGGATACAATGTATCTGCAAGAGTTCATTGTTACATATGGGGTAACCAAATAGGAACATGAGTGTAAATATGATAACAAATAGTAGAGAGAAAGTCAGAGACAAGACTGTTCTTCTCTACAGTGGTGGTCAAGATTCAATAATCATTGACCATCTTTTACAACCCGACATTCTATTGAATATTAGTATGAAATCTAATTACGACCATAGAGAAAGAAAGTCTATGAGTGGATTGGATGAGAGAATGATATTCCTTGATGATGTTCTAAATCTAGGACAATTTGAAAGAGACGATGCAATAGTTCCAAACAGAAATGCACATTTAATTCTTCTTGCATCACACTACGGAGAAACTATTTGGTTAGGTAGTGTAAGTGGAGATAGGTCATTTGATAAAGATGAGAAGTTTTATTTAAGAATGGAAGACCTTCTCAATCACATGTGGCAAGAACAACACTGGACTGAAGAAAGAAAATTTACAATTGAATCACCATATAAGAACAAAACAAAAACAGAATTAGTCACAGAGTTTATTGAGGTAAAGGGTAAAGATTTTGCAGAGAGAGAACTGTTTCAATCCTATTCATGTTATGAAGGTAGACAGAAACACTGTGGTCAGTGTAAGGCATGTTTTAGAAAATGGGTATCATTGGTAAACAATAATATCTTTTTTGAAGATGACTATTGGGAAAATCCACCTTGGGAAGCAAACTGGCTTGACAATATTAAAGATGAGGTGTATAATGAAACATACAGAGGTAAAGAGGATAGAGATATACTTAAAGCTATGATAATGAGTGAAAACGGAGAATGGAAATTATGAAATACGATAGCAGTTTAGGACAAAGAGTGAAAAACTACTTACTTGAGTTGGGTGTAGAGACACCTATGAATGGTGGAAGAGAACATAACATTGATGTTGTTGCAGAGCATTTTAAAGTAATTATGGAAAAGATTGGATGTGATATGCATGATGATTCACTACATGATTCACCTCATCGAGTTGCATCAATGTTTTTAGATGAACTGTTTGTGGGTATGGATTATGATAAGTTTCCTAAATGCACAACCTTTACTAATAAGTTTTCGTTTGATTCAATGGTAGTTCAAAAGAACATCATTGTGAAGTCAGTGTGTGAACATCACTTTCAAACTATCTATGGTAAGTGTCATGTTGCATATATTCCTACAGGTAATGTTGTAGGTCTTTCAAAACTAAACAGAGTGGTAGACTTTTTTTCACGAAGACCTCAAGTGCAGGAAAGACTAACAGAACAAATCTATAGAGCTCTCCAGTTTATTTTAAAAACAGAACAAGTTGCAGTATACATGGAGTGTGACCATTTTTGTGTCAAGGCAAGAGGAGTAGAGGATGTGAACTCATCTATGGTAACAAGTAGATTGGGTGGTGCATTCTTTGATGATGATAAGACTCGTGCAGAGTTTATGCAAATAGTGAAATGATTAGTATACCTGATATAATTGGATTTGTTGGTGTTGCACTACTCATATCAACTTATGCACTTTTACAATTAGAACGTATAGACCCTAAGGGATTTTGGTATAGTTTTAATAATATGATGGTTGCAATTTTAGTAACCGTTAGTTTGTTCTACACACCTAACCTTGCAAGTTTAGTGATTGAATTTTTTTGGTTTATAATAAGTGTATATGGGTTATGGAAGTATTATAGTCGATGAATTTTGAATATGTAATCTCGGGTATGACCATGGGAACGGGTGACTTGTATTATAAGTCTTCTGTTCTTTTACCTTATGTTGACGTATTCAATAAAAAGATAAAGGACATAGATGACAAATACCAAAACCAAAATGTATCTATGTTATTCAATTCACATTGTGAACCTAAACACGGAGAGTGTATTCGTGAGTTAATGCCTTCATGGTATCAACACTTTGCAGATTCAGGGGGTCTACAGTTATCTAGAACAAAAAAGGGTCTTACTGATGAAATCAAAGAAGGTATCTATAAACACCAAGCTAAATATTCTGATGTTGCAATGATTTTTGATGACATCCCCACAGAGTTTGATGGGTCTAACAGTGGATGGTCTATGAAGACTTCTACAGTAGGAAGAAGATTTGCAAGAGAACTTATTAAAGAAAAGGCAAAGTCTACACTTGAAAACTGTAAGAGACAGATTGAAGTTTTTGATGAAATGGATTCTAGTGCAAAAATTTCTTTAATTGTTCAAGGTCAAGATTTAGAATCATATAGAGAATACATTGAGACTATTGTTGAAGGACTAACAGAAGAGGAATTAAAGTCTTGTTTGGGTATTAGTCTTTCATCTGCATGTTCAGGTATTGGATTTGTAAATCGTGCAGAAATGATTTATTCTGTTAAAGAGTTTCAAATTCCATTAGAACTCAAAAAGAATATACATCTGTTAGGTGTTGGGTCACATGAAATGTTGACACCTTTTTTTGTATCACCTGAATACTTTGACTTTGTTGAAAATGTTTCATACGATTCATCGACACAAGCTAACTCTTGGTTTTTCTCAAGATACAGAGATACCTTATGGGTTAACACAGATTTAGATAGTCCTGCAACAACAACAAGAGCTTATGATGACCTTTATAGAAATCAATTGATTCCAGTGTTTTCAGAGTTATTTGAATTGAATAAATCCTATTTTAGTCAATGGAATATACCATCGTTTGATTTTCTAATTCAAGAATGCACTAAGTGGTCAAGAGAGAATACAGAAAAGGAACGTTTGTATAATACAGACAAAGGTAAGGATGGTGCAAAACTACTACCATTTTTTTGGCAAATGCAAGTAGTAGAAAATTTTATGACTCGTGTAAATGATATGGTTAATAATCCTTCCAGTGTGCCTAACAGAGGTCTATCTAATATAAAGGACTATAAACAATTTGTGAATGATTGGTTACCACTACAAGGTTCTCAAGATAAATTAGAAAAATCATTTTCAGGTAGTTTGGATGGGTTTTTCTCATGATGTTTGGTAGTGTTTATAGAGTAGTTGAAAATCCTTTTGAACAGGATGCAGCTATAGAACTTATTAGTGGGGAGTTTGAAGGACTCGTTTATCAGTATGGTAAGGTTCAGTTTGAAGAAGGTAAGCCAAATATAAATTTTCAAAGAACCATCAGACGGTTACCAAAGTCAGGAGAAGAGATAGACAATCTACTAAATAATATGGAACTAAATAAATTGATGGGTGACATTCTTATCGAAATCATGCAAGAGCAAATAGAAAAGGAAAAAGAAAAGGATGATAAACCCAGCAGTTGAAGTTGGTGCTGGTGGACTTAGTCATTACCAATGGCGTCATCTTAAAGAAGATGAATCAATTCTTAAAACATATTTAAGAGAGAATGATTTTCAAAATATTGTAGGTATCTACAGAGGTGGATTAATCCCAGCAATAATTGCATCTTCATATACACAACTACCGTTAAGTATTGTCGGGTTTCAAACAAGAAATGGTAATGATAAGAATCCATATTGGATACACGACATTAGAGTTGAAGGTAGAACACTTATATTAGATGATATGTATGACTCAGGTCTTACACTTGATACAGTTTTAGATTTTATACCCAATAGTTTGGGTTTTACATTAACAGCTACTGAGAGTAATGAGATAAATGATAAAGTCACTTTTGCAAGATATCATTTGCAAAAAACAGGTTTTTACTTTCCGTGGTAAACATAAATATAGGACAACTATGAATAAAGAAGCAGTATTTAATCAACTTAAAATTGATGAAGGGGTGGTAAATGAGGTTTACCTTGACCATTTAGGTCTACCCACATTTGGAGTCGGTCATCTTATCCTCGAAAGTGATGAAGAATTTGGAAAACCTGTTGGAACTCCAGTCAGTGAAGAAAGAGTTAAGGAGTGTTTCGAAAGAGACCTCGACACAGCAATCTCCGAATGTGTTGCACTATACGGAGAAGGTTTTACAGACTGGCCAGATGAAGTTCAACAAGTTATTGTAAACATGATGTTTAACATGGGACGAACAAGATTAGGTGGATTTAAAAACTTTAGAAAGGCATTAGAAGAAGGAGACTGGAAACGAGCAGGAGTTGAAGGACGTGACAGTAAATGGTATAGACAGGTTACTAATCGTGCAGAAAGACTCATGTCAAGGTTAGAAAATGTCTAATATCAAAGCTCTACGATTAACAACTGGTGAGGTTGTTATGGGGTTCCACAACCAAACATGGAATGGTAACCACAAATTAGTAGATGTTAAACAATGTCTAGTAAATATTACTGAAGGGAGAATGGAAGTTAATCTTGCAGATTACATTCCATTTGCAAAAGAATACAATTTCACATTTAAAAAAGACATGGTTATGAATGTCTTTGAAGTAAAACCACAGTTAGAAACAAATTACAAAGTGTCTACAGGAAATCAAAGAGGAAGATAATGCAAGCACCACTAACAACAGAAGTAAAACAAACTGCATTTACTATAGATAAAACTTTTTCAGAAGAAGATATCAATAGGTTTAATGTTTATCTACAAGAAGCAATTGATGATGGAACTGAATCAGTTGTAGTTGAGGCTTACTTTAATGTAATGTATTTATCAAGTATAGAAGATGCAATATTTCTTGAAAAAAGAACACAACTACAAAATATGATTTCCACTAATGGGTGGTCTGTATTAGAGATAATGAGTATAGTTGAGTAGGATAAGATTATGAAAGATGAAATAGTTAAAGCTTTAATTGCACATGCAGATGCACACATTATGAAACATAAGATGAATGTTGAGATTCATCTTAAAAATCCAATAGGGGTTGCAGAACACTCCAACCATTTAGAAACAATCGAAAAAGAATTAGAACACATTGCACACTATGAAGATATGAAAGATGTTCTAAATAAACACTTCGGAACACCACAAACCACATTGACAGAATCCTAATACTGTAGTATTATTACAGTATGGATTTCTACACAAATGTCTGTCGCACACGTGACAAAATACTCGTAACAGGATACAAAGGCAACACAAAACAAAAGTTGTCAGTATCTTATCGCCCTAAACATTTTGTTCGTTCTAAGAAAGGTGATACACCTTATCGTTCATTAGATGGTTATCCACTTGAAGTGGTTGAACTTGATTCAATGGGTGGTGCAAGAAAGTTCAGAGAAAAGTATTCAGGAGTTGAAGGATTTGAAATCCATGGATACGACAGATATGTCTACACTTATATCTCTGATAAATTTCAGGGGGACATCAACTACAATACTAAACTGATTCGGACTGCAACACTTGATATAGAGTGTGAGTGTGAAGATGGGTTTCCCGAACCTTCACTTGCAAATGAAAAGATTAATGCAATTACAATTAAACCATTCGGTAAAGATTCACATGTCTTTGGTATAGGCCCTTGGGAACACGATAGAACAGATGTAGTCTACTACAATTGTAAGAATGAAGCACACCTTCTAACTGAATTTATAAAGTATTGGAGAAAGGAACAGTTTGATATTATTACAGGTTGGAATGTTGACACTTTTGACATAACTTATATCTGTAATCGTATCGACAGACTTTTTGGTGAGGGAGAACACAAGAAACTTTCACCATGGAACATGTCTGATGTAAGAGAGTTTGGTAGTGGGTTTGGACAAAAGAACCAAGCTTATACACTCTACGGTATTAATATTGTTGACTATCTAGAACTCTACAAGAAACATACCTTTGTTAACCAAGAGTCTTATAAACTAGACCACATTTCAAATGTAGAACTTGGAACAGGTAAGTTGAACTATTCTGAATATGGTTCATTGCACACACTCTACAAACAAGATTATGCAAAGTTCCTTGAATACAATGTTAAAGATGCAGTGTTGGTTGAACAACTTGAAGAGAAACTTGGACTACTTGAACTTGTTCAAACAATGAGTTATACTGCAAAGTGTAACTACAACGATACCTTTGGAATGGTGAAGTATTGGGAAACAATCATCTACAACTTCTTAAAAGACCAAGGTATTCAAACACCACCACAAGGACTTAAAACTGGAAACGATAAGACTACACGAATCGTTGGTGCATACGTGAAAGAACCTATTACTGGAATGCACGATTGGGTTATGTCTTTTGACTTGAACTCACTGTATCCACATTTGATTATGCAGTTTAATATTTCACCTGAGAAGATGGTTAGGGGTAATAGACTCACTACAAATGTTCAGAAGATGTTGAACAAAGATGAAGACCTATCGTATATCAAACAAAAGAATTTAACTGTTTGTCCAAATGGTGTTTTGTATACACGAGAAAAACAAGGGTTTCTTCCTGAACTTATGGAAACTTTCTATGAAGAACGTAAGGCATGGAAAGGTAAGATGATTGAGTATCAGAAGGAACGAGAGAAGTGTAAGGACACCAAACGAAAAAAAGAACTTGATACACTTATCAAACGTGCATACAACAATCAACAGGTCAGAAAGATTGCACTAAACTCAGCTTATGGTGCATTAGCAAATCAATACTTTGCATTCTTTTCTATCGACCTTGCAGAGTCAATCACCATGAGTGGTCAATATGTCATCCAGTGGGCAGAGAAGAAAGTTAATGAGTTTCTAAACAATACACTTAAGACAGACAATGAAGACTATGTTGTTGCAATGGATACGGACTCTGTTTATATCACTATGAACAAACTAGTGCAACAAGTGTTTCCCAAAGACACACCGAAGGACAAAATTATTGACTTCCTTTCTAAAGCTGAAGTGCAGATTGAGAAATGTCTTAAAGACGGATTTAAAGAACTTGCAGACTATACCAATGCATTCCAACAGAAGATGGATATGGGACGTGAAGTTATTGCAGACAGAGGTATTTGGACTGCAAAGAAAAGATACATTCTAAATGTGTATGACTCAGAGGGGGTTCGTTTTGAAGAACCTAAACTTAAGATGATGGGTATTGAGACTGCAAAGTCTTCAACTCCACAATGGGTCAGAAAGAAACTTACTGAAGCATTTAAAGTAGTGATGAGTGGAACGGAACAAGACTTATGGAAATTCGTAGAAACTTCTCGTAAGGAGTTTCGTAATCTACCACCTGAGGAAGTTGCATGTCCTCGTGGATGTAACAACCTTCATCAATACAGACACGGAACAAACATATACGATAAAGGAACTCCAATTCATGTGAGAGGAGCTCTACTCTATAATCATCTTCTTAATAAAAAGAACTTGGAAATGAGATATGAAACCATCAAAAACAGTGACAAGATACACTTCACTTATCTATCAACTCCAAATCCTATCAATGAAAATGTCATATCCTTTGTGGGTGTTCTACCTAGAGAATTTGACCTTCATAGGTTTGTTGATTATGACCTACAGTTTGACAAGACTTTCATAGAACCATTGAAAGCAGTAATTAATTTAATCAACTGGAACGTAGAACCAGTTGCATCACTCGACTCATTTTTCGTATGACAACAGGTTCCCTTTTCTTATAAATAATAAAGACTATGTATCAATATAATGTATCAGTAACAAAAGTGGTTGATGGTGACACAATCGATGTCGACATTGACCTTGGATTCGGAATGACCTACAAAAAACAAAGGGTCAGACTTATGGGTATCGATACTCCTGAATCTCGCACAAGAGATTTAGAAGAGAAGAAGTTCGGTAAGGCATCCAAGAAACATCTTAAAGACCTTTTATCTAGAGGTAAAGTCTCTCTCATTTCACACGACAAAGGTAAGTTCGGAAGAATACTAGGTGAGATATGGGTTCATTCTGTAGATAATGAAGGTCATCCAGTATTTGAAAACGAAACTAAGTTTTGTGTCAATGCACAAATGATAACTGATAAACATGCAGTGGAATACACTGGTGAAAACAAGGAGTTAGTTCAATCCAAACACATGGAGAACAGAAAGTTTCTGATTGAACAAGGTTTAATATGATGACGTTATCAGTGTTAGAATGTTTCTTCTTACTTGGATTTGTAGTAGTTTTCATTATTTTAGGTATAATGGAAACACAAATACATCAAATTAAAGTAATGATGGAAGAACATGTAAGATTCGATGAGCCCCTATCTATGGGACATGGTCACCCAAATAAAAATAAAAAGCAAAAACCTCTAGACAAATAGACATTTATATACTATTATTACATAGTAAATAGAAAATACATTATGAGGAGAAGTGCATATGTCATTCATAAAAGACTTAGTTAAATCCAGTGGTAACGAATACGCTAGTATCGTTGCTGATGGTGTTGCAGCTGGGGATGTAGACACATTTATAGATAGTGGGTCATTCATCTTCAATGCATTATTAAGTGGTTCACTATACGGTGGACTACCTTCAAACAAGATTACAGCTCTTGCAGGTGAATCTGCAACTGGTAAGACTTTCTTTGCATTAGGTATGGTAAAACAATTCTTGGAAGACCATCCCGATAGTGCAGTTATCTACTTTGAGTCTGAATCTGCAATTACAAAAGATATGATTGAGTCAAGAGGTATTGACTCGACTCGTGTTGTCATTGTTCCTGTTGTGACTGTTCAAGAATTTAGAACACAGTCAATCAACATACTAGACAAATATCTTGAAACCCCTGAGGACAAACGTCCACCTATGATGTTCGTTTTAGATTCACTTGGTATGTTATCAACTACTAAAGAAATTGAAGACACAGCAGATGGTAAGGAAACTCGTGACATGACTCGAGCACAAGTAACAAAAGGTGCATTCAGAGTTTTGACATTGAAGTTAGGACGTGCAAAAGTTCCTATGATTGTTACAAATCATACATACGATGTTATCGGTTCCATGTTCCCACAGAAAGAAATGGGTGGTGGTTCAGGTCTTAAGTATGCAGCTTCATCTATCGTATATCTTTCTAAAAAGAAAGAGAAAGATGGAACTGAGGTGATTGGTAATATTGTGCATTGTAAGAATGCAAAATCTAGATTGACTGTTGAAAACAGAGTCGTTGATGTCCGTTTGACATACGATAAAGGTCTCGACAGATACTATGGGTTGTTAGACCTTGCACTTGCAAGTGGTATCTTTAAGAAGTCATCTACACGAGTAGAACTTCCTAATGGTAAGACTGAGTTTGCAAAGACAATCAATAACAATCCTGAAAACTATTTCACAGACGATGTGATGGTTAAATTAGAAACAGTGGTAAACAAGTATTTTAAGTATGGAACAGAGAATAGAACAAACAATACTGAAGAATCTGATTCAGAGTGATGAGTTTACACGGAAGTGTATTCCTTATCTGAAGTCAGAGTATTTCACCGAAGCTTCTGAACGGACTATCTTTACAGAGATAAATTCCTATTTTGAAAAGTATACAAAACCACCAACAACTGAAGCACTTCTCATTAACCTTGATAAGGTCACTAATATTAGTGATAACCTTCTTAAGGATTCAAAAAAAGTTGTTGAGTTTATAGGAAAAGATGTTGAACCTACTCCACAAGAGTGGTTAGTCAACGAAACCGAACAGTGGTGTAAAGACCGTGCAATTTATATTGCAGTTATGGACTCTATTGATGTTCTTGATAAGAAGTCTCAACGGTCTACTGGTGAAATACCTGAACTTCTTAAGGGAGCACTTTCCGTGTCTTTTGACCAACATATTGGTCATGACCAGTTAGAAGATGCAGATAGAAGATTTGAATTTTATCATACTGAAGAAGAAAAACTTCCTTTTGATTTAGAGTATTTCAATAAAATCACTAAGGGTGGACTACCAAATAAAACACTTAATATCGTCCTTGCAGGGACGGGTGTTGGTAAGTCATTGTTCATGTGTCACATGGCAGCATCAGCTCTAATGATGAACAAAAATGTTCTCTACATTACTTTGGAAATGTCAGAGGAACGTATTGCAGAACGTATTGATGCAAATATAATGAATGTTCCTATGAAAGACCTTCCTGAAATGAACAAGAAGTTGTTTGATAAAAAGATTGAGAAACTCAAAGATAAAACTAAGGGTAGATTAATCATTAAAGAGTATCCTACTGCACAAGCACACGTAGGTCACTTCAGACATCTTGCACAAGAGTTGAAAATCAAAAAAGATTTCAAACCTGATATTATTTTTATTGATTATCTTAACATATGTTCATCACATAGAATCAGACCAGGCCAAGGTGCAAACTCTTACACACTTGTAAAGAGTATTGCAGAAGAACTTCGTGGTCTTGCAGTTGAAATGGATGTCCCTATGGTCAGTGCAACACAAACTACAAGAAGTGGTTATGGTTCAACAGACATTAGTCTAACTGATACTTCAGAGTCATTTGGTCTACCTGCAACAGCAGACTTTATGTTTGCACTTATTACAAGTGATGAACTTGAAGAACTTGACCAACTAGTGGTTAAACAGTTGAAGAATCGATATAATGACCCAACTGTGTTTAAAAGGTTTGTAATTGGAGTTGACCGTTCACGTATGAAGTTGTATGATTGTGAACAGGAAGCACAAGAAGAGTTAATCGATGCAGCTGAAACTGCCGATGACAGTGTTCCAGTATTTGATAGAGGTCGTTCAAACAAATTCAAAGAATTTAATTTTTAGACATTTTTTTCCTTTATGATGATATAAATAGTAAGTGAAGCAAAAAATGTAATTAATTATGTCTAATTATTTAAAAAGTCGTGAAGTTATTGAAAGTATATCAAAGAAGATAGAACTTAAAAAAGCACTCCGCTTAGCAAAAAAGAACAATAATCAAGAACAAGTTGCACAAATCTCTTCAAGATTAGAGAAGATAGACAACAAACTCCAGTCCACACCGTTATCAAAAACATAAATAGTCTTGTAAACATATTTATTTGGAGGCAAATATGTCAGAACATCAAGATTACATTGATAATCACCTACAACCTTTAATTGATATACAAGATGCAAATATTGCTGATGTCCAGCAAAGCATTGATTTTTTTAGTAATGTAGATATCTCTACAGTAACAACAAGAGAGCAATTAGCAGCACTACATACAGCTGAATTCGGTGTCCAAGATGAGGAAAACGGAAATAATTTTTTAAGCTTTTTATACTACACATGGACAGATGATGAGGGTAATCCATTTAATTGGGAACCTGATGCAACTCATGAAAATGCAAATAAGGATTATGCAAGACACGAGTCTGTTGAACATTATTGTCAGAGAGCAGCAGCATTATACACTTCAGAAAAAGAAAATTTTGAAACACATAAAACTTTACTTGTTGCAAAAAAAGATGTATACTTACAAATAGAAGCAGGAACTTGGGACGGAACACCATATCCAACCCCTGCATAAGAAAGACTTGACAATGAGTGTGAACTTTGTGTATAATAAAAGAGTATAACTTTAAATAGGTGTATTATGGGAGCAAAAAATCTCCATTTAGAACATGTTGAAGATGAAATCCTTAATCAAGGAATTGATGGGGGAAGAGGAGCTGTATACTTTTTATTAGGTCTTAGAGACATGTTAAAGGGTAACAGTAAATCTCGTGTCAACATGACAGTCAAATGGGACGGAGCTCCTGCATTTTTCTGTGGTCTTCATCCTGAGACCAAACAGTTTTTTATTGCAAAAAAATCATTATTTAATAAGACACCTCTCTACTACACTTCAGAAGATGAGATTAATAAATCTTCTGATATAGGTGGTGACCTCAAGGATAAGTTTTTAATTGGTTTTAAATATCTTTCTAGGTTATCATGGAACACCGTTCTCCAAGGTGATCTCATGTTTACTGATTCAGATAAAAAAGAAGAAACCATTGATGGTATGAAGTGTATTACCTTCCAACCTAACACTATTAAGTATGCAGTGCAGAAAGATTCTGAATTAGGTAAGACTATTGGTGATGCAAAGATGGGTATTGTGTTTCACACTACCTACACAGGTGGAACGATTGAAGATTTAAGTGCATCCTTTGGTGCAAACATTTCTAGTTTAGGACACAACAGAGATGTTTGGATTGATGATGCAAAGTATAAAGATGAATCAGGTAGTTCATCTATGACTGCAAAAGAAAGTGTTGAACTTACAAAAGTATTAACTGACGTAGGAAAACAGTTTCATCAGATTAAAAAGAAAGATTTAGATACTTTTAGAAAAATACAAGACACTGTTGCTGCAAAGTCAGCTGCAGGTGCATCATACAAGACATACACTAATGGATTAATTAGAGATAATAGTTTTAAACCTACCTACGAAGGATATATTGCACACTTTGAAAGTTATTGGACTGATAAAGTAGTTGGTAAAGTAAAACAAGAAAAAACACAAGAGATGAAGAGAGAGATTGGTGAACAAGTATTAAGAGAACTCAGAAGTTTGAAGAACTTTCTAATTGCACTCACCAAGTTTCAAGAGAAGATTGTAGAGGCAAAGAGTATTATTATAAACTCTCTAAATAGAATAAAGTCAATCGGAACATTTGTAGAAACAGATACAGGATTGAAAGCAGTAAATCCTGAAGGATATGTTTGCATAGACATTAATGGTAAGGCTGTCAAGTTTGTTGACAGATTAGAATTTAGTCAGAATAACTTTACTGCAACAAAGAACTGGAGTAAATAGTGAAATCTTTTAGAGACTTTTTAGAAGAACAAGAACTTAATGAAGTAGATTCACTTGCAACTCGTATGAAGAAACGAGCTGCATTTCGTAAGAACAAAGGAAAGATTCTTATGAAAAGAAAACGTGCAATGAAAAAGGCACAGATGAATCCTGAAAAGTTAAAAACGAAAGCTGAAAAACAAGCACGAAATATTCTAATTAAGAAAATATTAAAGGATAAGTCTAAGTCAGACTTATCGTTAGGTGCAAAAGCAGAATTAGAAAAACGATTAGAAAAGAAAAAGGCATTCATTCAAAAACTTGCAAAAAGAATTCTACCATCTGTTAAAGCAAAAGAACTAGAAAAGACACAAAAGAAAGATAAAGGTGAAGAGTAGTGAAAACGTTTGAATCATTTTTAAAAGAAGCAAAAGGTAAAGGTGTAGTGTTTAGCTTCGGAAGATTCAATCCACCTACCACAGGACATGCAAAACTTGTAGATAACCTTACAAAGGCATCCAGTGGTGGTTATCAACCTCTATTGTTTACTTCACATTCAAATGACCCTGTAAAGAATCCTTTATCTTACAAAGACAAAATCAAATACCTCAAGAAGTTTTTCAAAAATGTGACTGTCGTAGAAACACCTGCACGTCAGATTTTTGAAATACTTACTTACCTCTATGATAAGAAATACACAAACATTCGTATGGTCGTAGGTTCAGACAGAGTTAAAGAGTTCGAAAACATTATCACCAAATACAATAATGTAAAAGGTAGACACGGTTTCTACAATTTTGCAGAGATTACAATTATCTCAGCAGGTGAACGTGACCCTGATGCAGATGATGTATCAGGAATGAGTGCATCTAAAATGAGAATGTTTGCAGAGAAGGGTGACTTCGAATCATTTAAAGAAGGTGTTCCTACTGATAAAACCAAAGATGCAGAAGGACTATACAAAGCAATTCGTAAGGGAATGAAACTCATTGAGAATGAACTTCCCGACTATATGATTGAAGACCTTATTCAAGAAGGTGTTTATGACCCAGGCGTATTCAAAGCAGTATTCTTGATGGGTGGGCCAGGTAGTGGTAAGTCCACTGTGGTCGATATACTAAACCTTAAAGCACTTGGTCTTAAACTAGTCAATACAGATAAAGCATTTGAAGTTGGTCTAAAGAAAGCAGGGATGACACTTGACCTTAGAGATGCAGACTTTAGTAAAGTAGACCCTATCCGTGCAAAAGCAAAACAGATTACTGGAAAGACTATGGATAACTATATTGAAGGTAGACTTGGATTAATCTTTGATACCACAGCTGCAAAGAAAGAAAAGATTGTCACATATAAAAAGATGTTAGATTCACTTGGATATGAATATAAGATGGTATATGTAAACACATCATTAGAATTTGCACAAAAACGAAATGCAGAGAGAGCTCGTAAACTACCACCTGAAATTGTTCAATCAGATTGGGATTCAGCTCAAAAAAATGCAAATGAGTTTAAAAGGTTATTTGGTAAAGATTTTGTTGAAATTAAAAACGATGATACTAAACAAGCATTAGAACAAAAATCATCTGCACTCTACGGTAAGATGTTAACATGGACATCTAAGTTTCCATCTAATAAACTTGCATCTAAATGGAGAGAAATAGAACTCCTTAAAAAGAAAGGATAAATACTATTATGTTAAATAAGATTTTAGAAAAATTTAAAAAAGCTGCAAGACAGGATAAAGACATCGAAGATAGAGATGGAACTCAACCTGCAAAATACTATGGTAAGGATGCAGAGGGAGACGAAATGTCTAAGTCTACTAAACAAGACCGTGCAAGACACTTTGAGAAAGGTGCAGAGAAGGACGATAACGACTCTTCTGCATACAAACCTGCACCAGGCGATGCAACTGCAAAGACTAAACCTTCACAACACACTAAGAAATTTAAAAAGATGTTTGGAGAAGATGCACAGGCAGCTGCAAAACTCAAAGCAAAACAGGCAGATGAACTAGAAAGACTTAAAGACAAACAGACAGATGAGTTAGAAGCACTCAAAGATAGACACGAGAGACAAAACGAAACTCAAAAAGATAAAGACACTACTGAAAAGGAAAACGAGACTCTTCAAAAACAAAGAGATGCAGAAAGAAAAGCTGCAGAGAAAGAAAGAGAAAAGGCAATGGAGTCTCTCTTAGATACACTTGATACACTACCCGATGCAGAAGACTCTACACACTTAAGTGAGTTAGAGGAAGGAGATGCAGATAAATCACTTGAAAGTAAAGCATCGAAGACAGGAATTGCAGTTGGTATTCTAAAGCAAGTGTATAAGAGAGGAGTAGCTGCATGGAGAACAGGTCATAGGCCTGGGACTACCCCTGAACAGTGGGGACATGCAAGAGTTAATTCCTTTATCACAGGGGGTAAGACAAGAACCACTGCTGATGCAGACCTATGGAAACAACACTCAGGTAAAAAAGAAGAAGTCACAGAAAAAAGACTTGCAGATATATTAAGAGATAAAGAAAAGTCCAAACAAAAGGCACATCAAAAAGCAATGATGAAGTCTGCAAGAGACTCTATCAAGAAATACGAAAAAGATAAGAAAAAATCTGTGAATGAAGTGAGAGCAAAACAAGCA